GTCGGACTGCTCGCTCGAGCTGGTCTTCTCCTTCGGCAAGAAGTTTGGGCGGGTGTTCGAGAACCCCCGGGCCCATGTCTCGAGTTCCGGAATCTGCTCGTACAGGAAGTTGTAACCAGCGGGCGTTTTCTCGACTTCGCGACCTTCGATGGTTACAGGAAGTTTCTCTTCAACGTCGCCTTTCACGCGAAGCCCAACAGTCCGCGCGACCATTTCGTCCCGATTGCGCTGGACTGCATTGATTCGCTCTCTCTGCGGAGCGGTCATGTTCTGGATCTCGCGAAGCTGATTCGCGCCGAATTTACGTGCGGTGTCGGAATCCTGTCCCAGAAGACAGATTTCAATTCCCGATTCCTGTCCGAAAATAATCGGTTCGGCCCAAACACCCTTCTCGCAATTTTCGCGCGTGACGAACTTTCCAATGTCCATTTCAAACCTCACTCATAAAGATTTCCGACCCCTACGAGCCGGCGAGAATTGTTACGGATTACCGAAAGCACTCGGACTGATCACGGTGCCTGCAGGAATCTTACCCTTGATTCAAGGTGACGTTAGCGTTTCGTCTTCGGTCACGGTATGAGGCTTGCCTGCTGCCAGATCTGATTCGAGACCACCGGAGATGTCGGGATCGATCTTCTTGATCGCAGCGTCGACGATGGTAAATACCCATTTCACGATGACGTTGTATCCTATCAGTTCGATGAATGCGAAAATTGTTACGGCTGCGAACAGAATCGCATTGAGCGTCGAGCCGAAAATATCCGCCTTGATGTTTCCCAGAAACACGGCTACGACGGCGGACAGAACTACCGAGAGAACGGGCCATGCGAGTCCTTTCTTTGCCATGACGGCTGCTGAAATCGATTTGACTCCTTCGATGAGGCCGATGACGTCGAACGATGCGACGAGTATCATGATGATCCAGAAAAGAATTGCCATAAAATCCATTTGCTTTTCCTTTGCCCTTAAAGCCGGTCGAGCTTAGATGACTTCGAGCGTGACCGCTTCGCCAGCTTCAATCGCCGCGCGAATCATCTTCGCGAGCTTGAGTACCTGTTTCGGCGAGTCGGTCCCTACCCGGCCGCAGCCGAGCGTTGTCCGGGATCCGGCGCTCCAGTGGAGGTGATAGCCGGAATCGTCGACCTTCTTCCCGGACGGGCGATCGTAACCACCAGCCTTGTCGAGGGTCCACGTCTCGACCATCTGGTGAGCGTTTGTCTTGATCTTCACGGGCGCGAATTCCGGTTCATCGGGAGTATCCTCGACGTCCGTAATCAGCCAGGTTCCTTTCGGAAACTTTCGAGGCATGTACGGATCAGCCCAGCGTCCATTCACGATCGCTCGTCGTACCTCTCGCGGGTCATGAAGACGCCGGACGTTCGCGGGGTCGATCTCGTTCCGGACGTTATTCGTCACGGTGAAGACGATACCGCCTGTTTCCAGGCGGTTCTCGTCGCGATTCCAGACGATCTTCATCATCAGCTCCACTTCGCGTAGAGGGTCATGTCGCCCTCGAGGACGACCGACTCACCGACCGCGTAATCGATTCCGGTTCCGTCCGCCTCAGTGTTCCAGCCGTCGAAGGTCGAGCCCGTCTTCACGAGGATTCCCGAGTTCGCGGAAGCGAAGAGCATCGCGCCGGCTTCCTGGAGGGTGACAGCCGCGGGAACGGTTCCGCCCGTCGAGTCGTTGTCGTCGTAGGTCAGCGTGAAGAGCGTCGGTGCAGTCGCGAGGGTCCTCGTGAGCTTGATGACGTTCGTCCCGAACGCGGTGAACGGGAAGTTCGGAGCGATCTCGTCCTTTCCGGAGACGGCCGAGCTGTGGGAATCGTACTTCGCGCCAGAAAGCTCGAAGAGGTAGGTGTTTCCCGCGGCGTCGGCGACCTGGATTCCGAAGGTCACGGTCGCGGCGTTGACGGCCTTGTTGTATTGCACCTCGTCGGTGAAGTAGATCGTGATGGACCCGGACACGTCGAGGTTCTTCTCCTTGACGTCGGCCTCGCTCTGGAAGAGCGCGTAGAGGGCGGCGAGATTGTTCTTGACGACGAGCTTGAAGTCCTTGGTCTCGGTGTCCTCTACCCCGTCGATCTTGATGTAACCGATACGGGAAGTGAACGCTTCGGTCTCGAGCGGCGCCGGAAGCGACGAAAGGCCCGAAACGGGATTCGTAGGATCCATGAGGGGATCGTTCACGCCGACGAGGGCGAAGGTTCCCTTCACGATGTCGTTGATCGCGTAGGTAAGGTCGAGCGAGTCGACGCCGACCTTCTTAAAGAGCTGCCAGAGCGGATGATCGGCCTCGGCGAAATTCTTCAAGATCCAGAACTTCTTCGCGATGGTTCCCGGGACGAGGGTCGAGATCTTCGGATTCGTCGCATCGCGCACCCAGTTCCCCATGAAGAGGCCCGAAAGGAGCCGGTCAAAGGAAAGCGCGGAGAGCTCGATCGAGACGCCGCCCGCGGACGAGGAGTTTCCCGGGACCGGCGCGGAGGTCGATCGCCCGGGAAGCATCTCGTTCGATTTGATCATCTCGGTTTTACCCTCGAGGGTGTCCGAGGTGTTCCGGAGGAACATCGCGACCGGAGCGGCCGGGATATTTCCCTTTCCGTCGTACTGTCCGAAATAGAGTCCGCGGTTCGATCCGCTCTTTTTATTCACGCCCATGATATTCCTCCTGCTTAATTCGCCAAATCCGCGCGGTACGCAATGCGGACCGGCAGACGATAGTGATCAGATTCAGCGCCTTCCATGTCGCTCGAAAGATTCGGGCAACGGTGGCATTTATCAATCGTTACGCCAGAGAACACGGTTCCGCGCTTGAATAATGCCGCAATTGCGTCATATCGCGCGTTTGCCATGGTCTTCCCGGAGTTAAGCGGGACGCAGACCGTCACCTGGAAGATTCCTACCCAACGGTTCCGGCCCGCTGTCCCGAGTTCTCCCTGAGTCGGCTCGCCTGGGATGATGTCGAGCTCATACCAGCCCTCGTTCGTCCAGTTCGATCGCTCGAAGGTTTTATTGATCTCGGAAAAGTTGTAAACGGTCTTCGAGTTCACCGTTTTCGACTTGATGAGCGGAAGCGTCTTGAAAGCGGCGACGAGAGTGTCTTCGATGAAACTGTCCGTCATTGCTTCGCCTCCGCTATCGCTTCCGTCACGATTCCGCCGAATTCCTGCATCGTGACTCCAACCATTCCGTGCGGTGCTTGCTTCGAGAAGCCGTTCACCGTCTTTCCACTCGGGCTGTTTGGCCCATACTCGCCGTACTCGAGCTTCCTGATCGCGGGCCCGTTGTTCTGGATGATGATACGGTCATCACCCTTCGCAGCCGCTATCGCTTTCTGACCGTCGCTCAACACGCGGCCACCCTTACCTTTTCCGTCGTCGTACTCGTAGGTCGGGTTGTTCAGCGTCACAAGCCAGTTCTGTCGATGCGGGCCGCGATCGACCGGTGTACGATTCACGATCCGGACGAAAACCGCGAAAGCCAAGATTTCGCGCGTCTTCGCGATCTCTAGCTTCATCTTGTCGGCCCATATTTCCGGAGGAATGGACCAGGAAGCCACTTATTTCCTTCCCTGTGCCTTGTAAAGCACTGTCGTTTTCCCGTCCGGTTGAACCGGCTTCCCGCCGACGACGTTGTATGTCTTCGCGGCACTCGTTCCGGGATTAACGACGATCTGGTCCTTCCCGATCTCGGGGTCGGTCCCGTCGAGCGTCAGGAAAAGGATCTTCACGTCGCCCGACTGGATCACCGTCCCGTCGATCATCCCGTCTTCGAATCCGGTCAGGACACCGAAACCGGGATGCGGAATCTTCGGAGCGACCATCGAATCCGTGCCCGGGTCATATTCCGGCTCCGCGTCAGGATCCGGCTTCATGAGATTGCACGGCGCGCCGTCCGCTTTGAGCGATTTCAGCGTGTCTCGGCGATCGCTTGCGTAGCTCATCCGCGGACCGCCTTTCCGACTACCATTCCGCCCGTCTGCTGCACGTAGAAGCCTTTCAGCATCGCGTTGAGGGCGCCGAAGATCGTCGGGGCCGCGGGCTTCGTAGTCGGCGTATCCGGCTGATACTCGGTCTCGAGCACGTCGGTCTTCTTCCGAATAATCTTCCCGCGCGGGTCGGCATCCTGGAAGAGATCCTCTGATAGCGAGAGGAAGGCCGCTTCCGCGCATGCGTTGACCACGGCTTGAGGAACGGCATCGATATCGAATCCGTCGCTGTCTACGAGCAAAACCGGGTTTCCGGAACAGTCGAGACCTTGAATGCGCGGCCACTTGAGTCCCTGCGTCTTCGCTTTCTTCGATCCGATCCAGTTATACGCGGCGTCGATGAACTCTGCTGCCTTGACGAGCGCGGCCGCTTTCGCGTCAGCCTCGAGAGAGGCCCAAGAAGAGCGACCACGATTCGCGTGATAGGTGTCAGCATCGGCAGCGGAGAGATATGAGTTCGCCCCTGCGAGTCCGGTTCCATCTTCGACGGTTATCGTGATCGCCATTGATTACTCCTGGGAGCCGGCCGCGATGGCAGCTTCGGCGTCAGCAATGAGCTTGGTAAGCTTCTCGACGCTCATGTTCGGGATCGCCGAGGGAGAGGCTTTGACCTCCTTCGGGTGCGCTTCCTTGAGCGCTTGGGCCTTCGCGACGAGGGCGGCTTTCTCGGAATTTCCGTTGTCTTTCGTGACGTCGGCGATGAGGGTGGAGAGTTCATCCTCAGTCAGCGCGTTAAGCTCGTCCTCGGTTCCGAGTTCGAGCTCGAGGGCCTTCGCGACGAGGGCGGCTTTCTCGGAAGAAACAGCAGGGGCCGAAACCCCTGCCGATTCCCGGACTCTCTCTTCCTGCGCTCTTCGAGCGCGATTGAATCCGGTGAGACCCATTAATCGACCCTCACGATCATCTCGGCGATGTGCACGTTCTTCCGCTCGTAAACGAGCTCCCAGTTGGTCCCCGTCGCGAGCTCGGCGTTGGTCGGAGTTGCACCAGCCGCAGAACCTTTCCACTTGATTCCGCGAGGGTGCATTATGAAGTGTCTGCGGGAGGTGATCACGTCGTCACCGGCGAGAACGTCGCGATCGGTTTCGACTTCCGCGAGGTCACCGGCTTCATCGTAAGCGACAGAGCCGGTTCCGAAGAGGAATACCGGATACGCTTTCTTCGAAGTGGAATCGACCGTAATGGTCGACGGGGAAAGCGAATCATCGACGATGACTGCCTTGCCCTGGTAGGTCGGAAGCCCGGGTTTCCCTTCGCTATCGGGGAGATAGTCGATGAGGTTGAGCTTCGCGAGCTTCTGCATGACCGCGGAGTGCATCATCGCACCGCTGAGGGTGTCATAGTTGTCACCGAGGAGGTATGCACCATCGATCATCGCGTCACCCGAAACGATTCCGGCGCCCGCGGAGAGCGTCGAGATGTTCAGGACGCTGTCGGCCATGGAGGCGGCCGCGAACGCACCCTTGAGGGACGAGATGAGCGTGGACTGCATCATGCGGGCCCAATAGTCCGACATGAGATCAGCGATCGCACCGGCCGGGTCGTCCCCGGAGAGCACGCGCGCGAGGTCGTTTACCGACCAGGCCTTGCCACGAGCATGGACCGCGGCAATGTCCTTCCCCGTCGTGATCGGGTTGACGGAAAGCGCGGAGCTGTCCGAAAGAACCTCGTCGGCGCCGGTAAGGTCTTTCCAGAAGGGGACGTTGACGGTGAGCCCGCCCTTGACGATCGAGATGCCAGACGCGGCCGCGATTCCGGAGCTCATGATCCGGGATTTATCGGCGGTACGCTGGATCATGTACGGAATGAAAACCGAGGGAACGATTACGTCAGAAATCAGGGTCTTTGCCATGATTAAAC